GGGGTTCAGACGATCGTCTGAACCTAAAACAAAAAAATTTTGTTTAGTCTAAGAAAAGTTCAAGTGTAGTTGGTGAGATTTTGGTTATCCCCCATAACTAATTTCATGTCAATTGTAATACATTTAACGAACGCTTAGGCGGATCGGCTCGAGGATTGGTTATCCAACAGCTTAAAAATACATACTACGAACACATCCACAGGCCGTACTCCCGGAAAAGAAGTACTAACCGCGGCAGAGGGTAAAAAAACTCTGCCAAGCTGGAATGGTGTCAAGAATGACATATCCTCTTTTGAAAAAGGCCTTTTTTCATTGGCCTATTTCGGAGGAGAGTATGAACTGGATGGGTTTCTTTTGTCTCTTTTACATTTAATTGATTCTTCCCAGAATCATGCTACGGAAAAAGGAAAGACTGTTTTATACAGTCCTTCCAACCTCCACAAAAGAGCACAGAAACTAACAGGTCTTATTGGTGATCAGTTTCGTAGAGTCTCGAAACAAAAGGATTTTGATATCCTTCGTTTCTACTCCGAAAATGATCTACCGCTTGACCTTGTGGGCGGCAAGTTACCACTCGTCTTTGATGACATTGTGTTAACTCGCCATGCACTAAAACTTGCGTGGGCGTTTTTTTTGACTATGAAGCTTCATAAAATAGAAGGTTTTCCTTTTTTCCAAAGGATCCGTAAGGTGGTAGTTCGAAAGTGTACTCTGAAGCATCAGAGGTTCACCAAGAACTACCTTACATTTACCTTTACTCATATTTACCTCTCTCTTAAGAAATTGAAGATTGAGAGTGAAGCTGTTCTAATTAAAGTCATTAAAAACTCCTTGTGTTATCATGTAAGTACTTCTCTGGACCAGGATGAATTACCATCCGGTCCTCGCATTGATTTAGTCCCGATTGGATTTAAGCCAGTATTCAGTAAGCTCTCCAAGGAGGAGAGCATTGAATTCTTTTATTCGCTTTTGCAATCTAAAGGACTTTGTCAAGTTGTTCCCGATTCCTTTATCCTGGATGCTCTTCGTGAGCATAGGGATAAGTTATCTCAACCTGCGCCCCCCCTCGAACCAGAGATTCTATCCTATCTTTTTAAAAAAGGACAAGAATTCGGTAAGAAGGTAAAAAAATTTTATGACCCTACAAAAGGGTTCCAACCGTCTGGAAAAGCCTCTTTCTCTCACCCCCGTGATAAGGGTGGTTTGAAAGGACAACTGGTCTATGAAGACCGCTTGTCTAATGAGGGCGACCGACAGAGGTCTTATGACCGCATGGAACCTATGGTAATTGGAATTTTTGGGCAACCGGCTTCTGGAAAGAGTTCTAGGATACCGATGCTTTTAAGCATCCTTTCCGAACTCTTTCCGGGAACAACGCGAGAGAAGCTGACTTATTCTCGAACCTGCCACACTGAGCATTGGGACGGATATTGTGGACAACCGATCGTCATTCTTGATGATCTTGGTCAGTCCTTAGAAGGTAAAGATATAAAGGAGTTTCAAACTCTCGTCTCTTGTAATCCTTATGTGCCACCTATGGCGGCACTGGAAGACAAAGGGAGACACTTTACATCACCTATCATTATCGTAACGTCCAATCTGCACTATGGTTCACCTTTAAATCAGATCTACAAAGAACAGTATGGAATTTTGGATGATGCCGCCTTTTGGCGTCGTTTCCATTTTCCTCTACTTGCCGAGAAAGAGAAACTCTTTTGTCTTAAGAAGAAACCCTCCTGGGTTTCTCCGAAAAAAGACATTGTTCCTCCTCTTGATGGTATAGATTCTAACTGTTTCGATGTGAATCGACTAGCAGGCAACCGTGGCTTGAATTATTTTCGGCAAGAAAGTGAATTCCAGGAAGAACAGGGACGCCTCTACTCCAATATGTGGAGGGAGTGTCCAGTTCTTGACCTATTCAGTTTGCCAAAAATATTTCGTGATCGAGAAAAGTTTCATGATAACATAAGAATGCACTGGGTACAAGTAGTTAATTCCAAGTCGGAATCGGTTTCTGATTTCTTTTCCGAGTTCTGGGATGAGGAGATTTCCCCAAATCTTCCAAAGTCTCTAGGATTCGATTTATCAAAACCAATTTCTACTTTGAATCAACAACTTACCTTTTCCTCCTACCCTCCTATACAACCTCTACCTGTCCGTGTCGAGCCGATTGTTGAACCCTTAAAGGTCCGGACAATCACTGCCGGTGACGCAAGTACTTTTTGTCTTAAACCCCTCCAGCGAGCCATGTGGCTTGCTTTGGGGACACAAGAACAGTACATACTCACTCATGGCACTCATCACCTCGAATCCGCAATTCAACGTCTCTACGAAAGTGGAGACAAAGAATCTGTGTGGATCTCAGGTGATTACACGGCTGCCACTGACTCTGTCAGTATTGAAGCAACAAAGGTTTTAATGGAAGGAATCTTAGAATCGATAGATCACTTACCGACGAAGCGTTGGGCGATGAAAGAGGTGTCCCCTCATATGTTGTACTATCCGGAAGGGAATCGTGGCTCGAAAGAGCTCACTCCCATTATCCAGAAGAGTGGTCAACTAATGGGTTCACTACTTTCATTCCCCTTGCTTTGTCTATTGAATGATTCAACGGCTCAAAGATCGGGACTGAAACCGAATCAGTATTTGATTAATGGTGATGACATCCTTATGAGATGTTCCCCTGAGAAATATCCTGTGTGGAAGAAAGAAGCCCATTTA